GGGGAGGCACACAGTCAAAACCTGTGCACGGTGTCAATGAATTACCGCTAAAGCTATCTGACGCCACCTATGGTGACGCGGAGCGGTTATCATTTAAACCGTGTTATCACAGGCTGCAAAGCTATTGACTACGCTTTTCAGCCAGGGTGCCTTTCTTCACTAAAAGAAAACCACCCCATAGGTGGAGGTCCGAAGACCCGTTGGAGACTTTACAGGGTCTACCCTTCCTGGATCGCCCAGCAAACAATGCTGCACAGAACTCTTCTCTGTGTCTACATTGAATGCAAGGCGCAAGTACAATTAAGCCATATCGCTGGCAGGTTTTACGAACCTTGTGCTAAGCAGCACGCGCCGCCTAAGCGGAACTAAGTGGGAGTGCCTGCCCACCAATTGTCTACCGTAGTGGCAGAATTGGACAGAACTAAAGGACAGGGACCAATCCATGCTGCACAACGTGCATCATCATCAGCACAAACTCCCCAAAAACCCGTAACCGTGGAACCATTATTATTCCGGTGAAGGAAATTATATATCACCTTCACAGTGTTGGAAGTCGTGGTGTAAGTGCTGGCGGAAACATCCCAATCCCTATCTATGCCACTGGTATTAAAGTCCCCCATCCGAAAACGGGGGCCTCCACTAAGCATAGGCAATTTGTACATGCCTATGCCGTTGGTCACGGTTAGGCCACCATAAGCCCGAGTAGGACTAGTGATGGCTTGACCGTAAACTCCTGGTACTGTGCCAATACGAGCAGAATTGTTATCCCGCTCATTAAGTACAACACGAGCACCAGAGTTCACTCCCAAATTGGGATACCAATATAACATAGTGGAACCAATACCGTAGGCATAACACTGGGCAAACATCCCTGAGCGTGGTAGCGCCCAATTGCGCTGCCCATTGACCGCCAATGGATTGCCGTCGCCCCAAGCTGGGGCGCAAGGCCAAAATGGAATGACTCCAGACGCAGTAAGGCCATTAGCCAAATCATAACGCCTGTACGTCATGCACATAAGCATCTGCTTAATGGAGTTAAACTTCTCACCAACAGAATGCTGTGAAGCCTCTATGGCCTTGGCACCAACCCCAGACTGAAACTGAATAACAGGAGTAGGAGGGGAATCATCAGGCCAAATGGGCTGGCCAGGAACAGACAAGCCAGAGAAATAAAACCCTGGTTTGGCAGCAACCTCAACAATAAAATTTATTGTCGTTGAGGATTCACCATTGGCAATCAAGGGGTCCATAACCTGCATGCTAACAAAACCTGTGCTATCATTAATACCCACATGAGAAACAGGCGCAATATAAGGCACCTCAAACTCAAATTCATTACCATCCTTCAAATCAAAGATGAGAGAATACTGGGTTGGTTGAAGGTCAGTATTGAACAATCCAGGTACAGGGCCACCGGCAAAACCAATGTCTCCGTAAGTGGAAGCAGTGGACACTTGCTGGTAATCAGGAATGAATGTAAACATGACCCTACCAGTGTGAAACTTGGACTTAGCAAAAGAGACCTTATAAACAAGGTCGCCATGCCAATACCTGAAATGCTGACCAACAAACAATAAAGTGCTGGGTAAAAAGGCTGCCGCTGTGCTGGATCCTCTGGGGATGGCTATATTGCCAGGCTCAACACCCCCAGGAGCTCTAAACCACTTGTGCATGAGACACACCTTACTCGCATACTCAACTGTGCCGTGCGAGTCAGTAGTGGCAATAGACCCCCTAAAAATTTGAGAGGGTCTGGTCAAAATGGTGTCAAAAGCCATCTCATCCAAGTCAGTACCTCCTAAAGCAGAGCTAACTGCCACAGAGTTAGACTGGAAACCACCAACAACAGTGGCTGTCAAAGGGACGTCGCACACATTCTCAAAAAAGTTGGTGTGCCGCATAACGTTCTGCAAGGGAGATGTCTGAACTGGCTTCGAGAAGCCAAAAGCACTAGCAGCTTTGGCAGTTGCATTTAAAAACCAAGTTGCTGAGCCCATAAATGGACGCAAACTTGGAAACGCCCTACCAACTGCCCCTGGTAATGTGGCAGCAGTGGCCAAAATGCCAGAAAACTTCCCATTAGAGCGCAACTCAGCTTCAGCATTGGAAGAACCAGGAATGCGGGAAGAACCCACACCGGCTTGTGGTACAATGAAAGTGGTGCCACCTATAGGAGAGCGGCCAAACACACTGATGTTTTCAAGGTGAAAATACACCTTGAAGACAGGGGTGGATGATCCAGCTAAGGCTGGAGTGCCCAAAACTTGAGTCAGCGCAAATCTGCCAAGCACATGATCCCTTTCTGAATCAGAACCACCCCAGTATTCAAATTCACTCAAATATGGAACAGTAAGAACAGCTTGAGTGTGATCGGACACGTTCAAGCGAACATGGGGCAAATGGGTGCACATGGAGGGGACCGCAGCACGATTGTACTGATGATCCCCATATTGGAAGGCACCAACCAAAAGGCCTTGTTGAAAAGGGTTCGCATTGTGTTCAATAGTGAAAACCATGTCACCACGAATACCCCTGACACCACGTAGCCTGGTGGACCAATTGGGAATTTCTGAATTCAAATTGTTCCATGTAAGAACAAGTTGGTACAGATTGGCAGGGCTAACACTAAGGTTGCCCCGAGATATGAGAGTTGGACGAGAAAAGAAGGACTTCAAATCTTGCAACTCAGAATCGGGAGCCAAAAACTGGCTCTCGGACCCAGCATATCCTGTGGCACATGTTGAGGCCTCATCTTTCATGAGAACTCCAGCGGTGTCCACAACATTACTAGGTACATCTAATGCACTTATAGGTGTGCAATCAACCTGATTAGCTGGTTCAGAAACAGTGTGCTACTATGTTAAACCAAGGTGCATGCACATGCATCCCTGGCTGGAGTTGTTCTCTCTGAATGCTCTGAGTAGTAACGCCAAGGGCGTCCTGTCCACTTATTAGGCTGCAACTCCAATATGTACCTAATCAAATGCGTATATACCCTAAAACCAATCACAATCGCGGCGGAAAAATTGCACGCGAGCTTGGTCACGACTGACAATGTCAATCGGAATGTTCTCCTGGGCGCAATACTCCCACACTATGGGATAATACTTTTCCCAAAGCTCCTCAGGGTGCATGGAGAGCTCCAAAAGTATCTCTCTGAAGTTCTCCTCCATGTCCCTCATCATGGTGCGGTTATTGCGAAAATAGTATGTGCGGTACAAAATACTGTCAAGAGCAAGCGGGGCACACCATCCACTATCACACTCTGCAGGAACAAAGCTCCTTTTAAGGAAAGTAATGTCCGCGATGGTCTCATACTTACGCAACACCCCATCTTTCCTATCTGAGGTGTAGGTAAGTCCAAAGTCCAGCATGTCCTCCGCCACTGTCTCTTGATTGAAGACTTCAGAAACAGTGTCTGACACACCGACAACATTGTCGTCGCCGAAAGTGCAAATGTGGGCGTGCTCCCACATGTTTTCATAATCGCCCGTGCGCTTGACATAGCAAGCTGTCAAGCAAAAAAGGGAATACATGGAATTGATGACTGTGGTGAATGGATGCCCGCTTGGCAAGGACTTATTCCACTGTACAATGACATTCCTCATACAGCCCACACCAGTCAAATGGCGGGAATGAATGAGGTCCATGAACAAAACATTACGCACCTGTTCCTCCTTGTCAGATCCACCACGGACGCGGTACCAGCGGTTGATGTGCTCCAGGCACAACATATGTATGTCGGGCTGCTCGGAAGCATCAAATGCCTTAAAGTCGCCCGCAAACACGCGAGCGTCCAGTCTGCCACCGCCTGGTTTGAGCAAGCACTTAGCAAGCACGCCCCACTCTTTGTGGTGGTTAATCCCAGGAGCCATGCCACACTCAGTGTGGTTCATCATTCCAGCTGCCCCGAACCACCCAAAATACTTCCGAAAAAGCACAAGATATGCCAATGGGGCTCCTGAAATGGCCCTGGTGGCCACTGACTCAACTTTAGCCAAGGGTCGCAGCTCATCCTTGAGAAAATCAGTAAAGATATTGCAACCGCGCTTGTTGTTGAAAGCCAATTCTTCAAGCTCGTCAACAGAAGCAATCAATTGCTTGGCCTCGGCACGGGTCAAATCGAACTCGACCCCATCTCCAAAGATGTCGTGCTTGCCCCTGGTATAGCGTATTGCCAGGGGATAACCAGCTGATGTAGACCGGTTTAAAGCTTTGATTTTCTCAGAGGGGATGCCAAAAATGGCCTCCTCAGTGGTAAGAATACGATTCTTCCAATGAGCAGTCAAAAGCCAATGGCGCTTCATGGCCAATGCCATGATGGCCTTGGCGTTGGGAATATCAGAGATGTGTAAAGGGCTGGCATACTTCTCCATAGCATTGTGCATAGGCTCAATGACAAGCCCATCCCTCACAACAGCACCAAGTTTGGCAGGTGCAACTGGTGCATCTCCAAAACCTTGAAACCCAGAAGGCTTCAACTTGGTGCGAGTGCTCTGAGAAACAGGCATGTCCACAATCCCCACGGGCGCCATGGACCCAGAGGCCAATCCAGCCTCTTCGATGATCTCTCCCGCCTCAGACAAGCCTATGCCCTGTTTGGCAAGCTCCTCCTCAAAGCAATCTTCGATGACTGCAATCTTACGGAACTTAGAGAGCATCTTGGACACGAGCTCGTGCGTCAGCACCGCTGCATACGCTTGGCGCTGACCACACGTTGTAGGCCCCATTGCTCGACCAGCCACATGTATGCCAAGAATACTCTTGCCATTGAAGTAGCGTGGCTCAGCAATGGTCAATGCTGCACCGCAATCTCCGCACTGAGTCGGGGCGTTATACACCCAAACCTGGTGAGTTTCCTCACCTTTGACCCGAATGACAGACTCATAGTCCAAACCGCGCGACACTAATGCCACTTGGTTGACAAAGTTTTTGCCATTGTAAGTATACATGCGGGCCACATCAAGACGAACTCCTAAAGACGAAGTCTTACGCAACTCACCGACAAAGTCCTTATCAGTCACAAAGTGCTTAACCAAATCCTTGTGAGCCTGCAAGCAGAGCTTGCTAAAATCCACAAACATTAGGTCGCAAACCTGAATGCTGTGGCTCTCAAGTTCCAGAAACTTTGCTCCAGTGAGCTTGTGCCTGAGACCACCTGTAGAATTACTACAGGCAATCATTTCAATCTCCTGAGCCACACCCAAATGCTTCCTAAAGTGGTAAGGCATCACGCCCACACACCCTCGTACCATTAGCACCTGGCCCACAGCTTCTCCATCTGCGATGAGCTTCCAAGTGTTACGGTACACTCGGTCTGAACTCTGATCCAAAGGAGGATTGCCCATCTCAGCTCTCGCAGAAGGATACACCTTGTCCTTGGGCTTAGGGTTGTGCTCTCTTTCCTGATGCACACTTTGCTGCTCAGCAGGCTCTCCAAAAATGACTCTCCTGACATATCCAACAATGCCTCTGATGAGGCCCCAAATGCCGGCCAAAGCCTTCTTGGCCAGATAAGCCATGGATATCAAAGCAGCCACTCCCAGCACCTTCTGTCCAGTATTGCCAAAACGCAACAGATCCAAAGGCCCATCAAGCATTTTGCGCAAAGACGCGATAATGGCTTGTATGATTCCACGCTGTGCGTACTGCTCGCGCAAATACAAATTATGCCAGCGCGTAGAAGGAGGCACAACTGAAATGTGTGCCTTGCGCAACTCGCTCTCGTTCAAGGTCTCCCAATCTTTGGGAATCTTTGGCCTCTCAATATTGTCAGGCCAAGAGAACCCCTCATCAAGCTCAGTAACCGAATCATCGGCAACTTGATCATGTGCCATATCCTGCTCGTCACAAGAGAAGTCATACTGGCTTCCCCAGGTCGCAACAGGATGCTCAAGAACAAGCTCTGATCGGGCTCTAGGGCCCGCCTGAGGCTCAATATCCACAGCCTTGTCAAAAGCGCAAGCCCAATTGAAAATGTTCTCAACATTGGCGGCATGTGCCACAGTTCTGCTCTTCAACTGAGCAGAGACATCCTTGACCACTGAAAACACAGATGGTCCTGGTGCCCCGTTATTCTTGCCACCCCAACTGTGAGGCGATAAGTTCCAAGCTTCCCAAGGGGTGCAAGCAAGCCACTCATCCATAGTGTACTTATCACCAAGAGCTGCCAATCGCTGCTGCTGGACAGATTCCCACTTCTTGTAATCGAAAGTGGTCCTGCCATCTGGATGGGTGAGGGCGTACTCAGGTGAAAGTGTGAGCCAGTAACCATGTGAGATCCTTCTCAAAACAGCCTTGGGTTCAATCACGATACCTTGTAACTCAGTCTCAATATTCTCACAGTTGGTTGTTCCAACCATGAGACGTGAATTGAAGAAAAAGCGACCTTTACTCTCAACATCCGCAAAAGGCAAAGGAAACGGCCAACTATTAACTGCCTTAATGACAGTCATGGCCTCGCACTCCTCAGTACCCGGCACAGCTTTCTTCTGAAACACATCATCCATGATGTATGCCAGTTGCCCGCTGTACCCATTGAAAAAGCGATCCTCGCCCTTTTGAAACATGTGTTGGGAAACATCCTTAGAAGTGCAAAGGCCAGACTGCAAAAGCGCAGCTGTGGTAAATGCCTTTATTAAGTGAGTCTTTCCAACTGCAGACTCACCACCAAACATGACAAACAGAGGCTGTGCTCTGTAACACCCGTCAACCTCAAGAAGGCCCCTGAACGGAGCGATCTTAGAGTTGAGCCGGTCAAGCTGATGCTCAAGTGTGCGGCGCAACTGTGCGCCCTGCAAAGTGGCCTTAAGATTATAACCAGTGACAAGCAAAGCCTTAGCTTCGTTAAGCTTGCCAATATCCGGTTTCTCGCAATCAAGACCCCCAATAATCTTGTCAACTTCCTTGCAGTAACACAACACATTGTGTTGTGCTGCTCCAACCAAATTGACACCCTTCTTACCAACAAGACGCAAGACTCCATTAATGGCCTCCTCTATAAGGCGTAAGACTGTGTTAAACACAGACTCAAAGCCCTCGACAGCCTTGGGTACATACCCAATGTTCTTGCCGATGAGATTGGCAAGCTGAAACTTGTTGGTCGTCATGGCTGCAGGTATGAAAAGGCAAGCAACCATCGCAGACACCGAAGCAACCAAACCACCGGATTGTTGCTCTATGTCCCCTGTCTCAAACTCAAGAGCTGGAGACAAATCGGGAACCAATCTGCTTAGCAAGTCGGCCACAAATCCTTGGACAATGGAGGCAGCGCCGCCAATAGTCTTCAGGGCTATGTACAGCCCTCCAACGACAAACTTCCAAAAAGCCCCTCCAACGGCCTTAACCAGATCCACAAATGACTTGATGGCATCGGAAATCTTCTTAAAGAAGTTGTTAATGCCAGATAATGTGGTTTCAGCTGCTGCTGCAGTACTGGTGACCTGACTTAGAGTGTCTTGTAACTTGTCGGCTACACTGTGGCCCTTCATCGCCAATGAGGACACTTTGTTCGATGTATGCGCAAAGCACACTGCACCACTGACAATGGCACCCACGGTAGCGGCCACTGCCGCAATCGTGCCACCAGATTGTTGCTCAATCCCATCGAATTCAAGCTCATCAAAGAGATCAAAGTCACGCCTGGAGGAATATTTGATCTTACGATCATCCTCGCGCAACCGCTCGCGCTCTGCCTTAGGCAGAGAGCGCCACAGCTGTTTTTGGCGGCGTCTAGCGCAATACCTTTGAATCTCTTCGCGATATTCACGCTTAGCTGCTCGGGACAAAAGCTCACCAGCAGGCTCAGAAGCAAATGACAATATCATCTTATGCAACATCAAGTCGCGTTTCGCTTTCTCAGCTTGGGCTTTGGCAGCACGCATTGCCTCAATGTGCGCATATTTTGTGTGTGCCATTTTGTCAGTAAGTGGTTAATTGTGGGGGTTAAGTGCCCAACTCTTAGGACATGCCCTCCTAAGCGGGTTTGAAGCGTGGAATGGTGTGCATGAACTGTCTTCGCCTGGGAGAGAGGAAAATCTACACCAGACTGTTTGAGAGGTGACCACAAAGGCGCCTCCCGATTTTACAGAAACAAGAGTCAAATGCCTTTCGGGCAATAGGTGCTACTACTAACCAAACAACGCTCCAAAATCAAATGCCATCCACTCGGAGAAAGATCTTGCGGATCCTGTCGGCCTATCCTCTCCGCCGAGAGCGGTGGTTTGGGGCTGCCAATGGTCTTACTATCCCCTTTGGATTCGGATAATCCCTAAGTGGCGTTCACTTTAAATTATGGTTAATTGAATCCGTTCGCAACACCTAAACTCTTAGAGACTGCAAAGTCCACCTTAAAAGGTCAAAAATAAGTGCCTGGAAAAACACATCAGGCTCAAATAGTACGTCGACTAATATGTCCAGAAACGGAATCCAATTATAAGCGGGTTGGGGGCTGAAAAACCCCGGTGACGCCCGGGCTCACGCAGCGCACTATCGTATCGCACTCACGCTCTTGAAGAATGTGCCTGAAAAGACACACCCCCCGTCAAGAGTAACGGGGCAAAATAAACACAGTAGGTATACATA